GGGCATAATGCAGGGTATTTACATAATTTTCGGTTGTATCTGTTTTGTACCGACCCGGTCAGTGTCGGGTTTGTTGTGGGGATGTGCGCTACAGCCTGTGTGTCACACCTCACACATTTAAAACTTGACTTAGTCCAGGAACCCAGTAGAGTTATGCATGTCGAAAGGAGAACGGCCATGAACTTCAAGACCTATAAGGCCGCGAAGAACTACCTCATTACACGCATCGAGAAAGCGGGGCTCGATGTCCGAGACGTCAATCTTGATTCACTTATGAACGACTTGTTCGTGGGCACGGGTGTTGGCGTGGATTTTGAACTGGAACTGCGCACGTTTGACGAGTCGTTCCCATCCATCGTGCGGGCCCTTCGGGTGCCTCGTCGTGGTACAGTGAGCGATGAGCAGTGGGAGGCAGTCGTGAGGCGTCTGGGGGCGTATATGGGGATTCACTACATGGCGGCTGATGCCGATGGCTTGGAGCGCGACCTTGTGGACTACGCCTTGTTCATCAACCACATGCTGGAGGAGGCACTGTGAACAATGCTTGTGATCCTGCACACGATTCCTTTACTCTGCTTGACTATCTGGAGTCTTTGGCGGAATCCGTCCACTTCAAGCATGAAGGAATCCTGGACTTCAGCATCATGGGACGACAGTTCGTTGTGGAGGTGGACTCCAGAACGTTGTGCACAATTACGACGCATCATTGGAGAAGTCGGGAGCATGTGCGAGACGCCTTCGATTACTTCTCCGGAATGGTTGAGCCACGGTGCGGGAAATAGTTGACGCTCTCACTCTTTATCTACTAGTGGCCGCCTCGTTTGTTCTCATTTGGTGGTCGGGAAGGGAATAATGGATTACAGGGTTACGATGGACCAGAAATCTGGCGTCATGACGACCCGGCGCTCTAACCTGGAGGAGTGGGTCGCCGACGTGGACATCGCCGGGGACACCTATTCAGTAGCCTTCCATCACAACAACATCGTGATTGTCCCGCCGGTGGACCAGCAGACCCTACTCCCCCGAAAGGTACGCTACGAGGATTTGGAGGACGTTGTCAAGCAGTGCCTCCTTGTGTTCGCCAAAGCCGTGTCGCTCACCGCCGTGTATAAGGACCGCATTCAGATCAACAACGGTGACACGCTCAATATCACGTGGGAGTCAAAGGGCGACGGCAAGTGGGAGACTCGTTTCCCGTACAATGGTGTCACTTACGTGGTCACGGCGACGGCGACGGAGTCCATGACGGCTCTGACGATGGGTCAGCCCTCCCCTGCCCCGCCGATGGTGACGGCGACGATTAGTACGCCTTTCGATAGGAGGAAGATTTATCAGACACTTTCAATTCTTGGCCCGTTCCAGATCGATTGGTTGACAAATGAGATTTATGATCAGTAACCAGGAAGGTGCGGATATTCCCGTCAACATTGTTCGTGTTGGTAAGGCCTGGTCAGGTTCCTGCCATCCGTTCGGCGGTGAGATGCGCATCATGGTCGAGTTCCAGTCGCCATACACGCATGCGAACTGTTGGTTCAACGGTGATCTGACGACGACGATGATGGTGAGGAACGCCCCTACTATTATGAATGTTGTCGAGAACCTTCTCGCCTTGACATTCCCCGACAATAAGTTCTACACTAACCTTGAAGAGTCTCATCCGGAGACACTTCAGTCCACGCTCTTCTGAGAAAGGAAAGAATGATGAGCACCGACATTTCCACCACCGTCAACTTCCAGGATACTCTTGACGCCTCCGGTGTTTTCACCACCGTGAAGGGCACCGACATCGAGGCCAAGAAGACTGTCTTTAGTGCCGTCAACGACGCAGAGCCCCTCTCCGACCACCTCGGCGAGACCCTCGACGTCGTCGATATCGTCGCCCACAAGGTGGAGGTTGCCAACGAGGAGAGCGGCGAGATCGGCGAGGCGACTCGTGTCGTCCTCCTCACCTCCGACGGGAAGGCCCTCGCTTCTGTCTCCGTGGGCATTCAGGGCGCTGTGCGGAACATCCTGGCTTTCCTGGGTGAGCCGTCCACCTGGGACGGTGCGGTGAAGCTCATTCCGGTGGAGCGCAAGGGGCGCCGCGGTTTCCGGTACATGAGCCTCATGCTCGCCAAGGATAAGTGAGATAGGTTAGATGCTAGCCGCCCTCCCCCGCCCGGTAGGGCGGGGGAGGGTTTTCACATGGGGCTAGAGGAGAAGCGGGCTGAGGCGCTTCGGTTGGAGCGCAAGGCAACGAAGAAGATTCAGCAGATTGCGGCGGGCCGCTATGACCCGCTTGGGTCGCGAAGTTTACTGCACGAGATTAATAATGGCCGCTACGGCATTGATATCACGGGTACCAAATACGACCCGAGAAAATCAGAACGTCTTGTTAAGCGGTACACGGGCAAACAGTTGGACGCCCACATCGAGCGTCTCAAGGGCTTCATGACACCGACTGTCGGTTTTTACCGCGATCATGAAGGGCACGCGGTGACGTCGCAGGCGATGCGTTCTCTGTATACAGCAGTGAAAAGCGCGAATGCCAAAAAAGAGGCGTACGTCAAGAAATATGAGGAGGTCAATCCCCCGTGGCTCGGCCCTGATATGACAGTAGGTCAGTACGACCGTACATTTAGGCAGCGCATTAAATTTGATGGGTCCGCGATGACAGAGAGTCTGCGTCGCGGCGGTTTTCCCAAGCCCACTCAGTTCATGAGGCCGGATGCAATTGCAATGCGTGAGAAGAAACTGCGCGAGATGATGAATCCCGCCGACATGAAAGAGAAGATCGCGGGCATCAGGCAGAACATTGTTAATATGGCTCTGTACACGGGAAGCGACCTGCCAGACAAGTTTATGAGCCTTGATGATGAGACTCTCTATTTTATGTGGACGCACGACTCGAATTTGTCTGACGCCCTGGGAATGGTGTATCTGGGGACGCTCCCGGAGAATGAGGAGGACGGCGATTCCTACATGTTTGCGGAGTTGGGTGAGGACCGGCTGCAATCATTGTGGGACGATGTGGAAGGATGGTCTCTTGAGGAAGCGTACCGAGACACGCCTGAACAGCGCCGACTTCGAAAGCGTGGACGTCGTAAACCCCGAAACAAGCGCCGTCGTCGGAAGTAGAGTCTGGGCGTGGGGAGTGCAGAATATCCATAACCTGGAGCAGTATGACACGGGTACGGATATTGAGTCGTTCATCGAGTTCATCCTCCACTCCCCCAGCATAACCTATTTCCATAATCTGGCTTTCGATGGTGTTTTCATCCTGGACTATCTCCTTAAAGCGGGTTATGAAGTCACTGCGGATCGCAGTGTTCCTCATAGGATTGAGACGACGATTGATGGGTTCGGCAAGTTTTACCGGATCATTGTGCACGCCGGGAAGACGCGTGTCGAGTTCCGGGATTCGCTGAAAAAACTTCCCATGAGCGTGAAGGCGATCGCGAAGACATTCGATCTCCCTATTCAGAAAGGCGAAATCGACTACAAGAAGAAGCGCCCTGCCGGCTACTCCCCCACACCCGAGGAGTGGGCGTACTTGCGCACTGACGTGGAGATCATGTCCCGGGCACTCGTGATCGCCTCGAACATGGGGATGGGTGGGCTCACCGTGGCCAGTGATACGCTGAAAAATTTTAAGGAGTCCAAACAAGGCGAGCGCGGCTTCAGGGAGTTGTTCCCTCTCGTCCCGGACGAGTGGGATGACGAGATCCGTCGCGCTTATCGCGGTGGCTACACGTACGTGAACCCGAAGTATGCGAAGCGGTTGGTGGGCCCCGGCCATGTGTATGACGTGAACTCACTGTATCCGTCGATGATGCGTATGCGCCCCCTCCCCTATGGTATGCCCCAGCGGCGGGACTATATTCCCGAGTCGGGGCTGTTCATTGTCTATGCGAATGTGAGTTTCAAACTTAAACCCGGAATGCTGCCATGTATTCAGTTAAAAAATAATATGCGATTCGTGGGAACCGAATACTTGCACGAGGCGGAGAATGTTGATCTGGGGATGACCTCGGTGGACCTCGCTCTGTACCATGATCATTATGATTTCGTAATTCATGACGTGCACTATGTGTACACGTTCGAATCGACGACAGGGTTATTCGACGACTACACCGGTAAATGGAAGAAAGTAAAAGAAGAATCGACGGGCGGCGTGCGTGCGATCGCCAAACTGTACCTCAACTCTCTTTACGGCAAGTTCGGGACCCGTCGCACTGTGACAGGCAAACGCCCCGTGCTCAAGGACGGTCGTGTGGCGCTCACCAAGGCCGAGCACGAGGAACGAGACCCTGTATATACGGCGATGGCGTGCTTCATCACCGCGTGGGCTCGGGACTTCACGATACGCGCTTGTCAGAAGAACTGCGATACGTTCTGCTATGCCGACACCGACTCCATGCACCTGCTGTCGGAAGCGGTTGGCATCGTGGAACACCCGAGTGATTTCGGTGCGTGGAAGCGCGAGGCGGATTTCGAGGTTGCGGTATATAATCGAGCGAAGCAGTATGGTGAACGGATCGATGGCGTGGATGAGATTCATGTGGCAGGGTTGCCGAAGAACATTGCGAAAAACGTCACAGTAGAGGATCTGCTTTCAGAACAGGTGTGGCATGGTAAACTAGTACCACACAAGGTTCCCGGGGGCGTCGTCCTTAGGGAAACACATTTTACATATAAGGTTGATTAATATGGGTAAGAAGAATGTGACCACCACGATTTCCAGTGACCTGCACGCTTTTCTCGATGAGAAACATTGGGATGAGCGCAAGAGCCTGTCCGCCCTCTTGGCTTCCATGCTCGAGTACGCGGCAGTTCAGGAACTGGGTTATGAGCCGCCGGCCGCGGAGTCGGATGACGCCGCGTGAGGGTAGCCCACGGCGTGAAGCCGCCTGACGCGATGATCTTGAGACTGGCCGTCTTCGTCAGCCGCTCTCCGTCAAGCCGGTGATATGATAGGGTGAGTGCATGAGCACTCACCCTATCTTTATGTGAGGAAGCAATGGATTTCCATAACATGATCGATGCGATTCAGAATCCAAGTGAAGAGGGGATTCCCGAAGGGATCTACGATGACCTTCGTGGGGCCTACGATTCTCTTCAGGGTAATTTTGATGCCGCTTCGGAGAAAATCAAGAGCCTGACTGACGAAAATTCGGGTTTCAAGGACCAGATTTCCGACCTGAAGTCTAAGTCGTATGATCTTATGACGCAGATTGGGCTGAAGAACGATGACAAGGGCAACGATGACTCGTCCGCTGCTGTGAACGGCCCAAGTGACGATGATGGTAGTATTGATGCGTTCTTCGCCAATAAGGAGGGCAAGTAATGCCGAGGAATCTCGGGGGCGTCCGCCCCTTCGACAATGTTGAGATTATGAATCGCATCCGTAACGATGCGTCCTATGATTATCAGCGGCGCATTCCGGATGTGACCAAGGCCAACGTTACCGAAACGGTGCGAGGGCTTATGCAGTACACACCTGCTTGGAACGAGTTCACGGACGCCCTGATCAATCGTGTTGGCTCGTATATCACGCGGGACATCTCGTGGAAAAATCCCCTCGCTCCGTTCAAGCGGAATAGTCTCCAGTTCGGTGACACAATTGAGGAAGTGCAGGCGGGTCTCCTGCGCGCCTACAGTTACTCCCCTGACCGGGAGTATGGGGAGAAAGCCATCTTCGGGACTGAGAAGCCCGATGTTGCTTCGCAGTTCCACACCGTGAACCGCCAGGAATTCTATAAGATCACAGTGAACAGGGATCAACTGCGTCGCGCCTTCCTGGACGACAGTGGTTTGCAGACGTATCTGAATCAGATTCTTCAGATGCCCGCTACATCTGATTCTTGGGACGAGTTCCTTCTTACCATGTCCCTGTTGCGTGAGTACCAGGACGGCGGCGGTTTCTGGCACACTCAGGTACCGGATCTCCAGTCACTGGGTGCCACTAAGGCAGATGGGGAGACATTCATTAAAAAGGTTCAGGCGTGCGCCGGCAACCTGCGGTTCCTGGACACCAAGTACAACGCGGGTAAGATGCCGGTTTGGGCTAAGCCCGAGGATCTCATTCTTATCACGACTCCTGAGGTCATCGCCAATATCAACGTTTCCACGTGGGCGGCCGCATTCAACCTGGACAAACAGCAGATGGAGGCGCAGATTATCTCTGTGCCCAAGTCAAGGATTAACATCGATGGGGCCCAGGCGATTCTCACGACCCGGGATTTCTTCGTCATCGCCGACAATCTGCTGGAGAACACGAGCCAGCCGAACCCTGTCAGTTTGGGGCAGAACTACTTCCTGCACCACTGGGAGGTTATCAGCGCGTCTCTGTTCGTGCCCGCGGTCCTGTTCTGGACGGGGGCTGACGACGAAAAGATCAACATCGTGACGCCCAAGAACCTCGAACTCAAGCCGGATGCGTTCCGGCACGCCGACGGGCGTGCCGTCAGCAGCACGGACAAGATGAAGCCGGGCGAGAACGGGTACCTCACTTACACGATCGTCGGCACGGACCTGCCGGCGGACGCGGAGATCCCGGTTGACTTCACCATGACGGGCAACAAGTCTCCGCGGACGCGCGTCTACAATGATGGCGTGTTCGTGATCGCCTCGGACGAGACGGCGACCTCGGTGACTATTTCCGGCCGGATCGCTGGCGGGGGTGCGCTCAAGACGAATGCCGACCCGGCGAAGGCTGGCGGGGCGTTCTCGTGGTCGCTGGAGATTGATCCGGCGCCGAAGGTCTGGCCCAAGAAGTGACCTAGACCGCACCGTTTGTTCAGGGGAGGGCCCAAAAGGCCCTCCCCTGAACTGTACCGGATTTTCTCCACAGACTAGCGGTATAGTACATATGTTCGATTGCGCCTGTTGCCCTCCTGTGCTATCCTGATTTTGCCTCCGGTCAAGGGATGGATCGGAAGTGGGTTGGGAATCAGCCGCGGCCCCGGGGAGTTCTTGCCACCGTTCTTCGCCCCGGGGCCGTGGTGTATCATTTTCCTATGAGTGCTATTACCCGCCCGCCGAAGGACATCGGTGATTTTGGCCTTAATTTTGATTACTCCATCTGGACGCCGAACACTGATGTTTATCTATGTAATGTCCCTTGGGACGCTACCTACCGCGATGTCGTATGGTGGGACAATTATGATGAATCTTTTGAAGCCATCGTTCATGGGCACAAGAAACACAGCACATGGACACAGATTCATGGGCTGACATACTGTGCACAAGGACGCCCGATTCGTATTGATGTGCCGTTCTCCAAGGCTAACACATATAACTATCTTATTGCCCGGAACAACGAGGACCACGTCAACACGAGAAATACATTCTATTACTTCATTACGTCAGTAGAATACGTAGCCCCGAACACCACTGAAATCACAGTCCAACTCGACGTATGGCAGTCCTACATGCACGAATGGGAGATCACGCGCTGCTATGTCGAGAGGTCCCACCTCGGCATTGCCGCCGAGGAGGCATGGACCGACAACGGGCGCCGCTACCTTACCGTCCCCGAAGGGCTTGATACGGGGGCTGAATATATTGTCGGCGACGTCTGGCGAGAATTCGTCGCCGCCACGCCGGTCCCCGAGGAGGGTCAAGAGTACGACACAGCGAACTACGACGTCGTCGTCACCTCCACTGTTGACCTGGAGGAGGATTATGGAAGTGCCGACGACCCCAAGTTCACGACGGCGAAGGGCAGTATTGCTGAAGGCCTTCCGAACGGGTGTGCTGTTTATGTGATGCCGGTGGATGCGTTCACCACGATGGCCGAGGCGCTGTCGTATGCTCCGTGGGTGGCCCAGGGGATTGTGAGTATCACTGCCATTCCGAACGGTGTCATCGACTGGGGTAAGTTGGAGGGCAGGAAGACGAAGCTCCCCGATGTTCCGCACGACGGCAAAAGTGCCGTAAATGCGGATGTTTTTGTTGCGAAAAAGGGTTTCGGTGATGCATTCCAGAACAACAAAACAATAGAACTTGCCGCACCGTTCCGCACTGACACACATATTCCGGATCGCTACAAGCATTTGTGGAAGTTTTACACTGCCCCATACATGTGGTACGAACTCACCACATTCACGGGGACGCCGCTCATGATTCGCCCCGAGAATATTGTGGACTGGAAGTTCAATGTCACCCAGTGGGCCCACATCGTCCCTCCCAACCCGAGGATTATGTTCACGGTGAACAACCTGAACGCGTCGTCGTTCGGCGTGACGGACTACTGGAATGGCAGGTCCGAGCATTTCGATGTGATGACGGGGTTTGCGAATTTCCCGACTTTTACGCTCACGAATAATTCGTATCTCATGTACACCGCAAGCAATGCACATCAGATCGCCTATCAGCGGCAGTCCGCCGAGTGGGGGCAGCAGAAGGCGCTGCGTGGCGCTTCGACGCAGTTCGCTCAGGCGCAGGCGTCCATGCAGCAGGGCACTGATATGACGAATCTGGGTAACGCGTACAACACGCAGATGACGCAGTACAATGCAAACCAACAATTTATGCGGTCGGGCGTCAACGCGATCGGCTCTGGCGTTGCGAGCGCTTTGGGCGGTAATATTCTGGGTGGCGCCATTAATGCGCTCACCCAGGGTTACAATATGGGTAATGAGTATGGCACCGCCCTGGAGAACAACCGCATGCGGGCCGAGCAGGCGTCCGCTATGACGAACCTGAAGAATTCTTACGGCCGCTATTTCGCGGATTCTAATTTGCAAATGGCCAAGTTTGCCGCCAACGGTGACTATGCCAACGCCATCGCCGGCATCAACGCCAAGGTTCAGGATAGTGACGTGATCGCACCGACAACGTCGGGGCAAACCGGCGGGGACGCATTCATGCTATCGGCGGAAGGGTGGCAGATCGTCCTGCGGCAGAAACTCATCGATGTTGGCGCGATGGTGCATATCGGAGAATTCTGGCTTCGGTACGGATATGCGATGAACGTGTTCAACAGACCGCCGAAGAACTTTCGGTGCATGGAGAACTTCACGTATTGGCAGATGAAGGAAACTTATATTCGCTCCGCGACGTGCCCCGAGGGGTTCAAGCAGAGTATCCGTGGTATATTTGAGAAAGGCGTGACCGTATGGCACAAAACGTTCACCATCGGAAGCGCGCTTATCGGAGACAACGAACCGCTGAAGGGTATTCATCTTGACTTCACCTGACGTTAACAAGCAGAAAGACTGGGTGGCCAGTAAGATTTACCGCCCCTTCAACGAAGGGCAAGGGGCCGGCTATAAACTGAACCCCGTCCAGACTCGCGAAACTCAATTGATTGCGATGTACGAGCGCATTCTTATTGAGATGTGCTCCAACCGCTTCAAATGGGTCGGCATGCCGGACACCGTTGACCTGCGCTTCCTTGAGATGACGCTCTTGCGCGATGCTCTCACCGTTTTCTATTTCGATGAGGAATTCCAGCGCTTCATGACGCTGCGGGCCACAGGTCTCGGGGAAGTCAACATGTATGATAACCCGACGGGCTTCACTGTATATGGAAATCAAGTTTTCTCACGGCAGTTGTCGGGTAATGAATGCGTGCCGATCTGGGCGAACCAGACCCGCATTCCTGATTGGGACATTATCAGCATGTATTCTCAACGTCTCGCCGCCTTGGACAGGACGCTGGAAATCAATATGCTGTCGGCTCGCCATCCGTTCGTATTCGCCGTTAACAATAATGAATACAATTCGATGGTACAGGCGTTCAATAAAGTTGTGGAGGGTCAGCCGGTCATCTTTGGCACTGAAGCCTTGAGCGCCGAGTCCATGGCGGAAAAAATTTCACTGTTTGATATCGGCTACAAACCAAACCAAATCAAGGACGTGATGGACGCGAAGGTCCGCACGTGGAATGAGACGCTCACGTTGCTCGGCATCATGAACGTCAATAGCGAGAAGCGCGAGCGCATGGTCGTCGAGGAGGCGTCCGGGGCGTCCGGGCAGGTACTCGCCATGCGCGCCGTTGCACTCAATGAGCGGCAGCGGGCGTGCGAGCGAATTAATAAGATGTACGGGCTGGAGGTCATGTGTGAATGGAATCTGGATGAGGTGACGACGGCGGAGAATGCCGCCTTGGGCGCTGTCGCCGGCGGACTCGCCGACCAGAATCCCGATCTGGGGAGCACGGACCTGGAGGAGATGCACAAGAATGGCTGATTATACGATCGAACTGCGTGAGGTGATCGCGCGGCAGGGTGTGGAGAATATCGGACTGGAATCCTACCCGATTTTCGACGAGCAGTACAGGGACTTCCTGAACCAGAAGATCATCGATCACTACTACTATAACGAGATCGGTCTGGAATCCGTGGACATGTTCGTGCGGCAACTCCGTACGAAGATGAACGAGATCATGCCCTACTATAATAAGTGGTATGAGGCCGAACTAGTCAATATCGACCCGCTACTTACTCAGGACATGCACTCCAAGGGAGACCAGGAATCCAGCGGACGCAGTTCGGGCAAGCAGTCCCAGGGCGCTAAGCAAACGACGAGCACGGTGTCGGCGACGAAAGCCAGTGCGCGAACCGTGCAGTCGGAGACCCCGCAGGTCAGGCTCTCCGGTGAGGGCGACTACGCGACCGCCGCTAACGACAACGTAAGCAATTCCGATGGCACGAACGACGTCCGGGGTGAGACGAGCGGTGACTCGTCCCAGTCGGGAGAGTCGTCGCAGCGCGGGTCACAGGAGTCACGTTCGTGGGGTTATACTGGTCATGCACCGCAGTTGATCGCAGCGTGGCGGGAAACGTTCACGAACGTTGATATGATGGTCATCACGGAGTTGCAGGAACTATTCATGAGCGTGAGAAGCAGTAATGACTCTCTTACAGGAAGGAGAGCGACCTATGGGCTCTGGTACTGAACCCTACAACCCGAATGATATTATTAAAGACGGAGACTACCTACTGGTCCCGCCCGACTACAGGTTGACCAATACAGTCCCTTTCACGTATCGCGACGGGTACACGTACCTCCAGATTCTGGAGGAACTGCGCAAGTGGGTCAATAACGGATTACGCGATAATCTCTCCAACAACCTGGAAAACCTCGCCGCAGACTATAATATGCGCGTGACCCGTCTCCTCGGCGACGTCCGTAAGGAACTCGAGCAGTACCACGCGCTGCCCGAACAGTTGCGGGAGCAGATCGCAGAGTCGGTACGAAAATATGACGAAGAATTCAAGCGTTTCCAGGAGACACTGACCCAGTGGACTAAGCGTCAGTTCAAAGACGATAAATTCAAGGTATTCAATTGGCTGACCGGTGAAACCTGTGAACTGAGCGAACTCATCTCGGACCTCCATAACCGATACACTGTTCACGGCCTCCTGGCTGACGATCTGTCTCGCATGGGATGCACCGCCGGCGACATCGACAGTTGGCCGGTCACCATCAGCGAACTGGAGACCGAAGGAAAGAATTTCCTCACCCATTTCGGAACGTGGATGTTCTCGCCTGTCACGGGTCAATACTGTAGCCCGCAGGACGCTATTCTCAGCCTCATGGAGTACGTGTCCACCGGAACAGGCATCATTTCCCATACCGCACAGCAAATCGAGTCTCTTTCCATGCAGGACCTTCAGAACAGGAGAGTAAACTAATGCCCGCCACCAACAAGACAAATAATTTCCAACTGCCGCTGTACGTGGCGTCCGATCATTTCAGCGTCCTCGGCGACCTGAATGGCGCCATGAACAAAATCGATGAGAACCTGGGCTCCGCCCTCACGCAGGCGCGCACCGCGTCCCGGGACGCCACGTCGGCGCTCACCGCCGCTAACGATGCTGCCGAGAACACTCATGTCGCCAAGGAATCTGCGCAGTCGGCGCTCGCCGTTGCTTCCAACGCCAAGGGAGAGAGTTCCAGGGCGCTGGAGAAGGCGACCAGTGCAGCCAATGTTGCAGACACGACGGCTGCGGCGGCTCGTGAGGCCTCCACCAATGCTGCGAACGCTCTCGCTCAGGCGACCGATGCGACCGGTAAGGCCAACGCTGCGGCGCAGCAGGCCAACGGGGCCAGTGCGTCCGCGTCGTCGGCGCTGGAGACCGTGCAGTCCCTGTCGTCTCAGATCAATGAGGCCAAGGCCGCTGGCGATAGCGCCAAGACGGTGCGAACCCGGTACAAGAAGTTGAAGTCCGGCACCGGGGAGAGGACTGTTCGGGGTTCGCAGGAGCAGAATACCGTAGTCTTCAGTGGGTCGATTCATCTTGACCCGAATGATGTGATTCAGTGTCACGCGCAGATCCACCACAATAGCCGTGCTGTGCACGATCTGCACTGGGGCATCAAGTGCCAGGGGCCGAGTGGCGTTGCCGAGTATAGGTTCAATGCGGCGGTGCCGGGGGCTTTTAATGGGGCGTACATCTATTCGACCGTAGATGGCTTCTTCCACGCCGATGAGGGGGGCGGGGACTACGTGTTCTCGCTTTGCTTCCTGGGTCCCAATGACAAGGATACTCGGGTCTTCCTGGATAACACTTTCCTTGAACTGCACTGACATAACATAATGTGGCGCCCCGCAGGTGATCCTGCGGGGCGCTATACTGTGCCTATGGCATTCGACGACACACATAAGGCATGCATTATCGCTGTGCTCGCCACCGTGGAGGCCGGCAACGACTACGGGATCATCAGTGCGCCGGACACTCTTTCTCTGGGAATTGGGCAGTGGACGCAAGGTCGCGCCTATGATCTGTTGAAGCGATTTCCCGCTGGGACTGATTTTGGTGGGACTGTGAACGGTTGGCTCGCCGAAGGGCGGGACTCGTGGACGATCGGGTCTAGGCAGTATGCCTACCTGGGTAGTGGTGACCGGGCAGCGCTGTCGGGGGCGCTGGACTCCGAAACGGGTCATAAAATTCAGAATAGCCAGATGCTGGACGACCTGAATAATGATTACATTCCCAGGTGTCAGGAACTCGGCCTGGACACCGAAAATGAAACGGAAGCGGCGATGCTGCTCATCGTCGTCATGCACCGATGGGGTAATTATGCGAAAATCCTGAAGCGATTGGTGAACGCATGCCCACACCCGGCGTCGCTGGACGACATGGCGGCCGCGATCAAGTATGAGGGTGAGTGGTATGCGGTTGGGCAGCGCTACGAAGTCGCCTATGATATGATTTCCCGTTTGGAAACTAATGGGATTACCCTGAATCCCGGGGACTCGCAGGATCATTCGGGAAACGCGGCGGCGGACAAGGCGGCTGATGCGAAGAAAATAAAAAGTGTCGAAGACCTGGGCGACGGTACCTTACGAGTCAAGTGCAATGACGGATCTTTCGCTCGATGCTATAGTGTTGGCACTGGTTATTGGAAAGCTTCTGCTAAAGGCCAGGACAAAGCCAGTGAGTCGGCGCAGAATAATGGGGCTGCACCGGGTGGCCCGGTGGGTGAGGGCATTAAGGCGATGACCAAACTCGCATGGGATTCGATCGGAAAATTCGAGTATCATCAATGGTATAATGCACGATTGCACCCGGACCAGACCGGTGTTACGGACTGCTCGGGGTTCTGCTGGTGGCTGTACATGACCTGCTGCAACATTGATATCGGGCCGGGTGGGACCGCTGAAATCTACGGCAGCAGCACCGGGTGGGTTGTCGCCTCCGGGTCTGGTTCGTTCGATGCGGCCGATCAGGTACGGGAAGGCGATTTGGTTGTGTGCCGATGGTATTCTGGTGGCGGTCATATTGAGTACTGCACTGGAGGTGGTGGCGGTTGGGAGAGTATTGGTGCTCGTGGCCCGGATGGTCATCCGGAACCGAATAGTGGGTCGTTATCCATGTTCGCGGGGTGCAGTTGGGAGTTGAGACGATATGTCTAAAAAGAAAAAGTTCTCATACTATTCCTTCAACAAAATACTATCGTATAATGCTGTCATTAACATGATCATGGGAGCGCGCGGCCTGGGCAAAACCTACGGTGCCAAGCGGATGGTCATCCGAAACGCACTGGAAAAAGGTGAACAATTCATCTACCTGCGCCGTTACAAGCCTGAACTCAAGGGATGTAAAACATTCTTCGCGGACATCGCCCACGAGTTCCCCGAATATGAGTTCAGGGTCCATGGCACAGAGGCGCAGTATCGGGGGCCCGTGCCCGAGGAGAACGACCCGTGGCTCACCATGGGGTACTTCCAGGCGCTGAGCGTGTCCGCAAGCGCCAAATCCATTGCATTCCCCGACGTAACGACGATCATTTTTGATGAGTTCATCATCGAGACCGGGACGCATCATTATCTCAGCAACGAGGTGCGCACGTTCCTGGACTTCTACAGCACTGTAGACCGGTATGACGATCGGGTGCGCGTTCTTATGCTGAGTAACGCAATCTCGATCATGAATCCGTATTTCATTGAATGGAAAATCTCGCCGTCGAAGAAGATTAAGCGTTTCGGTGATGGGTTTGTCGCCATCGAGTTCGTTGATTCCGAGCGTTTCGGTCGCGAAGTGCGGAACACTAGATTTGGTAAGTTTATCTCCAAATATAATAGCGAGTATGCGGATTACTCCATTGAGAACGAGTTCAGGGACGACACGCCATGGCTTGTTATGGGGAAGACTGGCACGGCTCGATATATGTGCACATATAGAACCAAGTACGGTTCTTTCTCGGTATGGAAGGATGGCATGCGCGTGTTCTGCCAGAAAAGGTTGCCGAAAGGTAACCAACTGAAATTTTCCATGTGTCATGACTTGCGCCCAGGGGAGGTTTTCGTGACTCACAGGGACCGTGCACCGCAGACGCTCAAACGAATATATCGACAAGGAAGGTGTTTTTTCGACGGGCCCGAGACCCGAGAAATGTTTGCAGAATTGTTCATGAAATGAATCACGGCATTTTTATCGACATCAATATGCTCCTAGGAATGCTTCCCACTCTAGGGGTCCTTGCCACGTTCGCAGCATGGACTCGCAAGCAACTATCCAAAATGGATGACTTGCTGGATGATTGGAGGGGACGGACGCCAGGCCCGGCGTACCGCGCCGGCCGGGGGTCATGGAGCGTCTCGAGAAGATCGAGACGGACGTAAAAGAAATCAAGGAGATGAAATGAATATTAAGACTCGGAAGTATATCTACCGTATTTGCATCGCGGTGGCCGATGCCCATGTTCCCGACGAGGAGACGGGCGATGCCAACTCCCGGTGACATCGCCCGCGCCGTCGCCAGTAACGACGCTGTAGGATACTCCCAGTACGAGCGGCTGACTGTTTGGGAGGATTCGCCGTGGGGTGGAACGCCGCGGAATGTTGATTGCAGTGAGTTGATAAGTTACTGCTTCGACTATTGCGGCATCCCTGCTTTCCCGAAGTCCACATGGACGGGGAGCATTGTGTATTGGGCTCGGCAGTATGGCGGCTTCGAGATCTTCGACTACAGTGCTGACTACGACTATCAGGACAGTGACATTCTGCTGACCGACGGTCATGTTGCGGTCGTCTCCGGTGATGATATCTGCGAGGCATGGATCGCTGAGACGGGCGACATCTACGGGGAGCGTGGTGACCAGACGGGCCAGGAGGTCCGTGTCACGGGTTTCTACGACCACCCTTATCTGCACAGGTGGGATACTGTGCTTCGTTACAACAACCTTTCAGGAGATGATTTTGATATGACTTCCGAGGACCGCGAGATCTTCATCGACATTCGTGACCGACTCCGCGAGATCAGCGACCAGACCGGCACCGGCATCGAGGGTCGCCGCTACGACGGGCCCATCGTGAGCCGGCTGAAGAACATTGAGGCCAACACCTATGCCATCTGGGACCTGCTGGCCCCGGGGCGGGAGGGCAAGCGCGCGGCCGGAAGCGTGTTCCAGGCGCTGTGGAACATCGGCAAGGCACTCACTAGTAAGTGAACAACGTCACCCCTCCCAGCCTTGTGCTGGGAGGGGTTTCGTGTATAGAATGTACTCATCAAAGATGATATAATGGGGGAGAGTAGTATATAATGGCACGCGGTTGGATTCATGGGCGCCTCAGCGACGGCGCCGGCAGGCCCGCCAAGGGCAGGATCACGGTCACCCCAGATCCCCGCATCGTCGTGGACGATGGGGGCAGCGTCATTCAGCCCGTCATCCAGAACGTCGAGGGGGAGTTCGATGTGCCCGTCGTCGTGCCGGGGGAGGACACGAACCCCAAGCACTGGACGTCGCACATTGTGTTGACGCGTGAAAGCCCGCTGGTGACCGTCATGGACTGCCATGACATTCTGGTCGCCGGCGAGAACCGGCTCTCCGATCTGGTCAACCGGACACCGGTTGCGCCCACGCACATGACCACCATCGAGGGTGAGATGCGCACCGTCCGGGCGGAGGTCACCAAACTGTGGACCGCGGTGCAGGCGGGGCGGGTTAAGGGGCCCAAAGGGGATAAAGGGGACCGTGGCGAGCCGGGGCCCGCGAGCACTGTCCCCGGCCCTCCCGGTGAGACGGGGCCGAGGGGACGGAAGGGTGACCGCGGCGACGTGGGACTGCGCGGCGTGCCGGGTCCGCAGGGCCCCAAGGGCGACAAGGGTGACGCGGGGCCTAGGGGTCCGCAGGGGGCTAAGGGCATCGACGGTGCCGTGGGCCAGGATGGGCCCAGGGGGCTGCCCGGGCCGCAAGGGCCTCAGGGCGTGCCGGGGCCGGCGGGGCCGGCGGGTCCGGTGGGGCCGAAGGGTGAGGATGGGAAGCCGGATAGTGGTCTGCTGCCGTGGCCTGCGGGGTGGCGTGTCAGTGATGCGGAGATCAAGGCCGGGAAGGGTGTGTTCAAGAAGTATAACGGGAAGGACTTGTATGCGACGCAGTTCCTGCGGTCGCCTGACCTTGATCCGCGCAAGACTCTGTTTCCGCGGAATGTGGTGTATGACGTCGTCGTCACGATGAATGTCAAGGCCAAATGCAATATTGCTATGCAAGTGAAGTACTGGGACTACGTCGGCAATAAGTGGGCGACGCCGGCGACGGGAGATAAATGGTATCAACGCAACGGGTTGGACACAGGTGTTATTCAGCGAAATTTCCCGTGGAAGGTTGAGAATATCGCGAACACGATGGTGTGTTTCGACATCTACGGCAACCAGGACGTCGAAATCGTCGACGTGCGCATCTCCCCGTCGGGTGAGGACCGTAGTGTCCAGGACAGGATGTGGGGCCAGGACGAGAAGATCAACGCGCTTAGTGATGCCCTGGACAAGCAGAAGGGTGCGACGACGGCGAACGCTGATAACATTCAGAATGTGCAGTCGCAGGTGCAGGCACTAAGTGAGCGGAGGGTTGTGACCAGCCATTTCGCCTATTACTGGGACAATCTGAAGGCAGCGAATCCCAATGAGACGTTCTTCGTGAAATCGGATGCGGGCTTGTATGTGCAGAACATTCATCAGAGCCCGAACCATGAGGTGATAGTCGTCACCCCGCGATGGGAGGCGGCCGTCTGCGAGTGGATGACGGCGTGGGTATGGCTGTGGACGAAGGACGAGTTCCTGAGCGTGGAGTGGTGCATCGAGGGGAGTAGTTCAGCAGACGGGGCTGGGAACAAGCGTACGAACACACGACTTCAACAGTTCAGTCCGAAAGAACTGTGGCAGCCCATGTGTTCGAAATGGGCCGGTACTGAGCTAAATGGGGACGTACAGTATCTGCGTATGTGGATGAAGTTCAAAGCCAATAAGTGGGCCGAGTCCAATAAGTGCTGGCTGAGGCAGTTGACGATGGGCAGTGAGCAGACCGTCACCTGTTAACGCGTGTGATTCGGGCCTGAAAGAACCGCCCCGGTGGTTGGTACCACCGGGGCGGTTCTGTGTTGTTCCTGGCTGTGTCAGGCGACAGGGTAGGCCTCCTGGTAGGGAGCCAGGGCGGCGTTGCAGTGGTCGATGATCACTCCCGAGGGCATGCTCCACACGTGGTTGTCGTAGCCAACCAGCCACTCCAGGGCCTGGTCGTCCTCGTTGACGTCGAAGTCGAAACCCATGGTGATCAGGGAGGCGAGGAGGGCAGCGACGAGCCGACGGTCCCCCTTGATGGCGGTGATGGCCGTGTGGGCGACAACGTCGATGTGGGCAACGCCCTCGTCGTTGCTGAGGGTCCACCGGGCGGTGGGCACCCAGTGGAGGGTGGCGCCGCCGGCGGTGACGTCGGTGACGAGGTGGGTCTTGGTGATGGTGTTCATGATTGGGTTCCTTTCGGTTGGGGTTGGGATGAACTCTATTAAGTTGTTGATCCAATAATGGATGAGATTGAAGGTGTCCTCAAGTAAGCAAACGATTAACTTCGAGTGACGTGCGCCACAAACCGAGGTGCGCTTGCTGCCAAATAGAAGCATTGCCAATGAATTGACAGGCCGTTCTATGTGACAGGTTCTGATTGGAAACCCAACCATAAGGAATGCCCATCATCCACTCTGCAACTATTTCCTTCTTCTTTATAAAGTCATTGCTACTGGGCGCTTCATAACCCATAATGGTGGACCAATGCGCAAAAGCATCGCTTGGCTCATCGCCATGCTTTGATAGCCATGTCTGAAAATTAGATTTCGTACGCTGCTTATCAGTAAGTATCGACCTATTCATGGTCGGAGTAGGCGAAGGGACCAAGGTGTAAGGGTTCCGCCTATAAAACGGCTGTTTCACATTAAGGGGCTCCAAACAACCCAGCAAATAGGTGCGCCTATGCCTATGGGGCGCACCCACGTCACACGCACTCACCGTCGCCAAAGCACACACGTAACCCCATTCCGACAAACGTGCACGCACACGATCCCACGGAGCATGCACAGTGCACTCGTAGAACACGAAGCGGGGCATCGTCTGCCGCACCCGACGCAACGACGCCAACCACTCAAGGCTGATCCCCTTGATCGCCCCAGAGCAGCGACACGTGTACGGGTGAATCGGGGGCGCACCAATGATGATGTCAGCACCACCGTAGTGGCGTGACCTGAACACATCGGAAACATTAATACGGAATCGATATGAGTAAATAAATGTAGCACTCTCCTCCTTCTCGAATGCTCGCATTCTCAGAATAGGCCTATCTGTCTGTCCCATTACAGTGTCCAGGTTCGATGTGCCGGTGAAATGTGATTCAAGTATGAGCGGTTTCATGATGCTCCTTTCTTCGTGTCTTGAGTATAGGTGTTTAGTGCGTTGAATTCTATGTTGTCAAGTATGTAATGCGTCATACATATAATCCTTATATAACACAATTACATAAGTACATTGCATTATGCCCCATCACACACCACACCACAAATGTCAACCCCACCCCGCCGAATGTGACGGAACTCCTATGTGAAAATGAGAGGCAAATCACGCCTATTCCCGGGAATACGAAATGTGGGGAAGGCCACTTAAATGGCGTGTCCCCCATAACCCACATCCCCACAACAAACCCGACACTGACCAGGTCGGTACAAAACAGATACAACCGAAAATTATGTAAATACCCTGCATTATGCCC